GTTGCTGTGGGTGCCGGATTTTGATGCTGCTGAGCAGCGGAGGGCTGCGTGATGAATCAAGATGCACTGCGCCGCATAGGTGCTTGGTTATTAAGCGGCAACTGCGGTATATCGTCGGAAACAATGCTTGCGATTGCGCTCGGCGTTGATGAAGTCGGATACCGAGCTGGGGCCCCTTACGATTATGGTGATTTCTTCCGTTGCTATCGGTTGGTTCAACAGGTGCCGGAGATTCGCGAGCATTTTCCACGCATCGCCGCTGCTGTACCGGAGTTCGCCGGGGTTTTGCGCTGCTGGGATGAGCTTGTCGTTTTGTGCGAGTTGAACGCGCGCGATGAGGTCCATGCGCGTATTCGTTCTCTTCGGAAAGAAGCGGTGGCGCAATGATCGAGAAATTTTGGGAGGTGCTCGCTCGCCTCTGCGCTACGCCGGCTGTGGCTCGCTTTTTAATTCGTATGGCAATGCATCGTCCGTATCTTCACATTGGCGAATATATGCATCGGTATTGGCTGATTCCGTTCGAGTGGAATTTACCTTTTTCTATTCGTGTTCATCATATACGCCTGCCCGATGCAGATCCTTATCTGCATGACCATCCGTGGAATTGGCGAACGATTATTTTGCGTGGCCACTATGCCGAAGAAACTGTATTCGGTCATATCAGGTTTCGCCATGCGGGTGATACCTCGGCAGCAACTGCGGAAACATTTCACCGCATTGACTCGGTGAGCGATGGCGGTGTGTGGACGCTATTCATTATGGGCCGCCGCCGAAATCGCTGGGGATTTATGCATGGAAATCCTGCGCGCAAAACTTATTATCGTGATTACGTGTCGGTGAATGATCGTGGCGAATTGATGGAGCCGCGCCCGTGAGTTTCACTGACGCAAACGATCTGCATGTCAATTTCGGCCTTGATGTCCTGCGCGCGCAATTATTGGCGGCGCTGGCATCCGATCCATTAATTAATAGCTCTCCGCGCCCCTCTATTGAATCTGCGCCCCCGTCGAATAGTGCGGATCAGAAAGCCCCGCCCCCCTCGGATGATGAAATCGCGCGGTTTTCGATGCCGGAATTGCTCGAACGTTTTTCATTGGCCATGCCCGATGGAAAAATATGGGACGCACGCGAATCTCGGTTCATCAAAAAAGGTGCTGCACGCGATTGGTGGGGCGAGAAGTGCTTCAAGGCGTGGATGCAGCACGATGCGCGTGCAACCGTTATGCAGGACGACGTTGCTGCCTTCGCGGCCGCCGCGCAGTTAAGGGGGCGTGGGGGGTTGAGCGAATCGCTCAACCGCTATATTTATATTTATCCGACCGACAGTGCGTGGGATGTGGCTGAGCGCAAGCGTGTGCCTGTGTCCGCGCTGAAGCTGGCGATTGCCGATGTGTTCGATGGTTGGCTGAAGCATCCTAGCCGGCGCGATATCGATGAGCGTGCGCTGGTGTTTGATCCGGGTGGCCCTCTCGACCAGGCGGGACGAATTAACACCTTTCGCGGGTTGCCCATTGAGTCGATCGATGATGCGGCAGGCGAGTGGCAGCGCTGCGCCAATATCCGCACGCTGATTTATCATCTGACGAATACCGATGAAAAAATTTATTGGTGGATTATGTATTGGCTGGCTTATCCGCTGCAGCATGTCGGCGCGAAGATGGCCAGCGCGCTATTGATTCACTCCGATGTGCAGGGCTCAGGCAAATCGCTGTTGTTCGAAGAGGTCATCAAGCCGATGTATGGCGAATATGGCGCGACTCTCGGCCAGCATCAACTCGAAAGCCAATACACCGATTGGCGCTCGCAATTATTGTTTGCGCTGTTCGAGGAAATATTTTCCGGTGCGACGAAATTCGCACACACCGGCCAACTGAAACAGATGATCACGGGCAAGACGCAGCGTATCGAGAAAAAATATATGGCGGGCTGGGAAGAGGCCAACCATATGAATGCGGTGTTTTTGTCGAACGAGACGCAGCCGTTCCCCCTCGATCCCTCGGACCGACGCATGCTGGTGTTGTGGCCGCGTAAGAAGCTCGACGACACATTAAAAAATGCGGTGCTCGCCGAAATTACCAACGGTGGTGTGGCGGTTTTTCTGGCGTATTTGCGCACGCTGGATATCGGCGATTTTCACACGCACAGCGAGCCGCCGATTACCGATGCCAAGCAGGATTTGATCGACTACAGCCGCTACGGCTGGGATTTATTCCACCGCGATTGGCGCGCTGGTGCGACAGACTGGCCCTATATGACGTGTCTGCTCGCGGATTTATATCAATGCTACAAACGCTGGTGCTCAGCGAATGGAGAACGCGATATCACGCTGAATAAATTCGGCTCGAATATTGGTAAGCGTGAGCGCAAGCGGCGCGACTTGGATTACGACAGTGGCCATCTCGTGCGCAAAGGTGTTTTTATTCAAGTTGGTCAGCCGCCGGAAGGCGTTGCACAAAAGAAATGGCTGGGCGAATGCGTTGTGGATTTCCAGAAATGTATTAAACCCGACGATTCGAAGTACAAACCCGACGATTGACCCGACGTTTTATTTTTTTATGTATTTGATTATTCGGAAAAACCCGATGACCCGACCGACCCGACGTTTTTTTCTCGCGCGTGCGTATATGCGCGCACTCATGCGAGTGTCTATATCGGCGTATGGATTTAATCGCCATCAAGAAAAAATATTTCTCACGCGTAAAAATTATGATCGGGTCTGTCGGGTCATCGGGTTTTAAATTGTTTTCAATGACTTATGAATTTAAAACGTCGGGTAAAACGTCGGGTTGTGATCGGGTCTATTAGGGGGCGATATGGCATTGCGAGAGACACAAGACAAACTGGAAGGCTGGGGAAAATGGATGCGTGGCGGTATTGGGCTTGGTTATGGCAATGTGTTGAGCGATCTGCGCGGCGGCGGTTTACCATCGGCACCGATCAGTGATGATCAGGCGCTGCGTATTGATCGCGTTGTTGCAGTACTCAAGCAAACCAATTACGAGCAGTATCAGTGCATCAAACTGTGTTATGAGGGCTGCATGGCAGTGCGCTCGATTGCGCGCGAAATTAAAATCAGTCATCAAACTGTGACGCGCCGTATCGAGGCAGCAGAGCATTGGCTCGACGTTGCATTCGAAGTTGAAAATATTTAATCGCAACGCTTGCATCGTGTGACATGCAGGGGTATAAATGCGCTACCTTGCGGTTAACGCCGCTGAGAATGAAACCCGGCCACCGCGCCGGGTTTTTTATTTCTCCGATTTATGCGTTCGCCAGATCGCGATAGACCTTGCCCGGTTGCAGTCTGTGCGAGCGCGCCATACTCCTTGTAGTGATTGCACACCCGCTTCGGCGGGTTTTTTTATTTCTGGATTCCGCATGGCGAATACAACCGAGATGGTTGCGAAAATTGCTGAGCAAGGCGGCGCGGCGGTTGCGGTTGGATCGTTCACCGCATGGGCTGCTGGCGTGACACAGTGGCTCAATCATAATTCGCCGGCTGTATTGGCTATGTGCGGAATTGTTGGTGCGCTGATTTCGTTCGCGGGCTGGTTGACGAATCTTTACTACAAAGAAAAAAGATTTCAGTTTGAATTGCGTCAGAAGGCGCGGCGCGAATAGTCGTGCCGAAATATGATCCTTCTCGACCGTGGCGGCATCTGTACAACACGGCGCGCTGGCGTGATCTGCGTAAGGCGCGGCTGGCACAAGAACCCTGCTGCCGCATGTGCAAATCACAGGGTAGAGTAACAGCGGCGAGCATTGCTGATCACATCAAGCCACATCGTGGCGATCCTGAATTATTTTTTGATTTCGATAACACGCAATCGCTGTGCAAGCGCTGTCACGACAGCCATAAGCAACGGGCTGAGAAGTCAGGGCGTGTGGTCGGTTGCGATGCCAGTGGTTTACCGCTCGATGCTGCACACCACTGGCGGTCAACCTGAATGGATGTGGGGGAGGGCAAAAGTCTAAAGCCCTTTTCCATAAGACCGCTTCGTGACCTCGATTCGCATCAGCGGGAGTTTCGGGAGGGGGGTATCTCATCATGGGCACTAGAGGCCCGAAACCATTGCCATCGGTTGTGCACTTGGCTAAAGGCAATCCGAGCAAAAAGCGTTTCACAACATTATCCGATGGCACACGCGTACCGATAGAAATCCCATCACCGCCGGCACACCTATTACCGGAGGCATTGATCGAGTGGGATCGCATAACCGTCGAGCTGGAAAAGTTGGGTTTGATCGCAGCTGTCGATCGCGCTGCACTCGCCGTGTATTGCCAGGCGTATGCGCGCTGGGTTGAGGTCGAAACGAAGCTGCAAACCCTGAATGATCCGCTGCGTCCTGATCTAAATCCGCTGGTTGAACGCACGCCATCCGGCTATCAGCAAATGAGCGTGTTACTGCAAATCAGTAATCGCGCCGTCGAGCAGATGCATAAATTCCTGGCTGAATTTGGTATGACGCCATCCGCGCGGCAGCGCGTAACGATCTGCCCGCAGCAAGACATGTTTACCGATGACAAAACTCCGCAGCAAGGCGCCAAGGCTTACTTCACCAAAAAGTGATCCGGTGACGGCGTATGCACAACGCGTAGTTGCAGGAAAAATTATTGCTGGTCCGCATGTACGCGATGCCTGCGCTCGCCACTTGCGCGATTTAATCGAAGGTCCTCTGCGCGGCTTGAAGTGGGACATCGAATCAGCCAAACGAGCGACCGGATTTTTCACCGACGTACTACGGCTGAACGGCGGACGATTTGAAGGTTCGCCATTTAATCTTGAATTGTGGCAAGCATTCATCGTCGGCAGTTTGTTCGGCTGGAAGGGCAGCGACGGCACAAGACGCTTTCGCGTCGCATTTGTCGAGACCGGCAAGGGTTCGGGAAAATCGCCGCTCGCCGCCGGCGTTGGTTTGTATTGCATGGTCGCAGATGGCGAACACCGCGCCGAAGTCTACGCGGCAGCGACCAAGCGTGATCAAGCGCAAATATTATTTCGCGATGCCGTCGCGATGGTTGATCAATCGCCCGAACTCGATTCGGTCATTGGTCGCAGCGGATCGCGCGGGAAAGAATTTAATCTGGCGTATCTCGAAACCGATTCGTTCTTTCGTCCGATCAGTTCGGACGATGGCCAGTCAGGCCCGCGCCCGCATTGCGTATTGCTCGATGAAATCCACGAACACCGCACCGGCAACGTGGTCGAAATGCTGCGCGCCGGCACCAAAGGGCGGACGCAAGCGCTGATCTTCATGATCACCAACAGCGGCGCGAATAAACAAACTGTCTGCTGGGAATATCACGAATACGCAGCGCGCGTGTGCAGCGGCGCAGTAGTCGACGATTCGTTTTTCGGTTACGTCTGTGCGCTCGACGATACCGACGATCCGTTTAATGATCCGAAGTGCTGGGTCAAAGCGAACCCATCGCTCGGCATAACCATCCCGAAAAAATATCTCGAAGAGCAAATCACGCAAGCGCGTGGAATGCCATCGAAAGAATCGGTGGTGAAGCGTTTAAATTTCTGCATGTGGGTCGAAGCGGAAACTCCGTGGATATCGTTCGCAATCTGGAACGGTGCGCAGCAGAAATTCGAAACCGATTCGTTATACGGCCGTCGCTGTTATGCCGGTCTCGATCTATCCAGCACGCAGGATTTAACCGCACTGGTGCTGCTATTCGAGCCAATCGAAAGCGACCCGGTGTGGCGATTGCTGCCGCACTTTTGGTTGCCTGCCGAAGGGCTATACGAGAAAGCCGATCAGGACCGCGTGCCATATATCGCATGGCGCGATGCGGGCTGGCTGCATACAACGCCGGGCCGCGCGATCAGCAAATTGCATGTGCTGCGCACACTCAGCGAAGTCGCAGCGCAATACGATCTGCAGAAGATCGCGTACGACCGCTGGCGCATCGAAGATTTAAAAATGCTTATCAGCGATGAAGGCATTTCACTGCCACCGCTCGTTGGCTTTGGTCAGGGCTACAAAGATATGGCGCCGGCCGTCGACGAGTTCGAGCGGCGCTTGCTCAACGATCATGTCAAGCATAACGGCAACCCGGTAATGACTTGGTGCGCGGCAAATGCCGTCGTCACTGCCGATCCTGCCAACAATAGAAAAATCGACAAATCGAAAGCGACAGGCCGCGTCGACGGCATCGTCGCTGCAGTAATGGCGGTCGGCATCACCATTGTCGAGACCGAAAAAATACTGACCGAAATTTTCATCGAGCTTTGAAATGGCATTTAGCGACTGGTTCGGCAAAGGCAAAAAGCTCGAAGCCGAACTGGCCACCGTGCGTGATCAACTAACGCAGGTGCAGAACTCGGCAATCATGTTCGGTGGCAGCAACTGGGAAGAATTTTTTGGAGCCGTCTCCGCGTCATCCGGC